GTCTGTAGGTTGTCGTAGTTGTCACGCTCAACAAGGATGACTTCACCATCATTGGATGACTTCACCGATGCGATGGCGTCAGTGGTCAGCGCTTCCTTGTTGCCGATGTACTTGGAGCGGTGCTTCTTGTTCTCGGAAAGCATGGCGGAACGGGCGATGTTCAACTCGTCCTGCATCGACTCGATGCACTCCACGTCTCCAAGAGGATAGAAGTTCTCTGGTACAGTGTAGTTCCGCATCATCATGAACGGCTGTCCAAAAGCGAACGGGAACGGCTGAGGGGATAGCAGCAACTTGTCACCGCAACCCTTCTCAGGCACCACACACATCTCCTGTGCCAGCATGTCGTAGTACTCGTAGACCACGACAGAGAACTCTTCCTTGTCAACCATCGCCTCGTAGCGGGCGCTGTAGTTGTCAGAGTCGTCGGAGCGGCGCTGTACGGCGCCCTGCAACTGCGCTCGTGCTTGCTTGTCCCACGCTTCGTTCTTCTTGGCCTCTTCGAGGGGCATGGTGATGCGCTGAGCAATCCACTTGATGTTGGACATGTTGGTGGCGTCAGGGTCTACCAAGATGTCGAACGGAGACACCCTTTCGAGCGCAGGGTGGTCTTCTGCCACCTTCGTCTCGGTGGTAGGAATCTGCGCAACGACTTCCTCGTCGGACGGGAACAGGTGTTCGTCGTCAGGATTCTGCATGACGGCCTGCTGCTTCTGCATAAGCAACTGCATCTGCTCTTGCTGAACCTGTTGTGGATCACGGTCAGCCTCTACCTCACGATAGACGTAGGAAGCCTTCAACCATCCGTGGCCTACCACCACGAAGTCCTTTAGGGCGAGACGGAACTGGTCGTGGAACTTGTAGTGTCTCCACCAATAGTTCACAACCTGCTCGACAATCTCTGATGACGGCTCATCCTCAGGATGGGTCGGCATTACAGTGATCTTCGGGTAGTTAACCGAAATGGACGGGTAGATAACGTTGACCGTGGAGAACGTCATGTTCACAGACACCATGTCTTGGAACATGGTTGTGAGTTCATCGAACTGCTTGTTGCCGTAGAGTTGAATCAATCTACGCCACGTCTTGTCGTAGTTATCTACCCGCCACTTCTTGCTACCTGATAGGCGCCTACGGCACTTCTCAATGTAGTCTTCGTAGTCCTTGGTGCGAGCCATTAAACCCAACGGTATCTAGTAGCCTGTGGTACAGGGTCCAACCCTGCATCCACACCGTCGTCGTACACCTTCTTGGCGGACTCTCGAATGGTAAGATCGGGATGAAGATTGTTCACGAGTTGCCCCTTTGTGAAGCCGACTGTGCGGCAGCGACACTTGAAGCACCAACCCTGTCTCAGGTCGGTTCGGCATTCGCCGCAGTTATCACACGTCATTACATTATCACCCTACTCGGACAAGGTTCTTCTGACGGTGGATGCCGTTGGCACCCTTACCCATACGATCCCACTCTGCCTCATAGTATGCCAGTGTGCCCTTGCGAGGCTTCAAGGTCTGAGCGTACTCTTCCATGTAGAGGTACTGTAGACCCTCTACCGTGAAAGCAAGTGACATAACACGGTCGTCATTCGGCGAGCCTCCCATCTTTCCCTTCTCGTCCCTAACGAAAGTACGCAGTTCTCGCACCGTAAAGAGATGTGGGACGTTATGGGTGCGCAGAAACGTGTACAGCCCGTCGATGACGATGGGCTTGGTGGCGACACTCGTTCTGAAACCCAATTGCTTACTGTCTGTTGGTCTACGCTTCCCATAGTGCTTCATCTTAATGATGCGTCTGTACTTCTGCTGTGTCAGATACAGCAGTACGGCTGCACCGTGGTTGTTGATTTCAGGCACCATCAGTGCCTCATTGTAGAACTTGCCTACATCAATGCAAGTTTGTGCCCATGTGTCTACGGGCTGGTGAGCCCATACATGGGCCACGATGTGGTCAGTTCTTCCGTCAATGACAAACAACGAACACGCATCGCCATGTTCCAACCCCTCGGCGGTGTCGATGCCCATGACATACTCGTGATCTTCAATGGGATGCTCCCATACCCACATCTCGCCATCTCCCTGATGGACGAAGTGACCATTGAGAACGAATCCTCGCTGCGCATGTTCCTCATGCATTTCAGACAGACGGTCAAGATCAAATACCGCCCTACCAGAGCGCACGAAGGCTTCCTCAGGATTAGACGGGTACTCCTGATGCAGGATGTGCTCTTGCATGGTAGCCTTCTTGTCAGCGTACCATTCATCATTCCTTTCCTTCACTTCACGCCACGACCAGAACAACGGCTTCAACGCTCCACGCACGCCTGTGTAGGCGTTGTTCCACATCTCTTCGAAGAGGGTGCCCCCACCGTTGGCGGTGGTGAGCACCATGATCTGACCGCCGATGTCGGCAGCAGGTTCCATCGAGGACCACGCCTCGCCTGGGTTCTCTAGGAAGGCGAACTCGTCAGCGATCAGCAGGCTACCTGTGTAGCCTCTAGCCGCATCCTTCTTCGACGGTAGGCTGTGCAGCACGCTGCCGTTGGCGAACGCCTGCTTCAAGATGTTGTCAGTGGTGCGTGCTGGCGCTCTCGCCTTGATCCACGGAGCCAACTGCTCGTACGTGTAGATCGCCTTGTCGAGAAGTTCCTGAGCCTCACGCTCACCACGGCTCAACATCAGCACCGTGAAGTCCTGGCGGCGGATGGCCTGCCACAGACTGTAGACAGCGAGCAACGTGCTAAAGCCGTTCTGTCTCGCCTTCAATACAATCAGGCTGTTACCTGCAACCATGTTGCGAGCAGTTTCAATCTGTGCCTCACGTAGCGCTAGAAGTCGTCTACCCTTAGGGTGCTTGATCCACACGCACTCGGCACAGAAGGAAGCGAACCCTTCGAGCAGTTCATCTACGTTGTCGGTCTGTGGGAACCACACCCGCCAACTCTGCTCCCGTAGGAGCAACAAGTCACGATCGTCGGACATTACTTGACGGCCAGCACTCGCCTCGCCCTACGCATCTGCATCTCTTCCAACGCTGCACCCAACTCTTCGTCCGACATCTGTTCGATGTCTGTACCCGCAGACGGGTTCACCGTGATCTTGTCAACAAGTACGCCAGCGTAGCGCATGAAGAGTGTGGCAGCATTAACCCGATCCTTGGCGTCGGAGGTGGCTACAGCGTAGAGCGAGTCCACCAAAGCCATGATGCGGTCGGGGCCTCCGACCGCTTCCTTTACCATAGAATCAATTGATGCTTGAATGTTTGGACGCTTCAACCAACGATAGCCAGTGGCTTGCGAGATATGCAAACTCTTGCAAAGTTCCTTGAAGTTCGTCGGCTCTCTAGACCCCTTCGGGGTGGCGTGCCAAAGAACGAAGGTCTGTTCTTGATCGTTGAGGGAGGCGCTCATACCACATGGGTGGATCGTGCAAAAACTGACTGACTCGTCAGTCAGTCTGTACGCCTCTCTAAGCGTCAGAAGGGGCCTTCGGGTACCTAGGTACCAGAAGAGGGTTTGCGTCGATCCTGGGGCAATCTAGAGGGCTCTGACGGGACGCTAGTGTCGAGGACCGACCCTCACGTCTCCGAAGTGCTCCAAACGACCCCGTTTCGTGTGACGGGCGTCACACTTTCGTATAGTCTTGTATACGCTAGTGTTGATACGAAGTTGCTATACCTGATCGGCGGCTACCCCTACGGGGTAGCCGCCTATATATCTATATTATACAAGAGCAACCCTCAACCTGTTGTTGAGGGTTCTGTCAGATGGTGGCTGGCACACCCGACAACAGGAGGGGGTGACAGCCTGTATAACAATCTATAGGAGCAAACACATTCTGCTTGTGTAAGCGATAAAGAATCCTCTGAAACTTTGAGACTATCGGGCAAGAGTCGTGGCTGACACGACTCGCAGCCCTTCTCGCCTACACAAGCCTGTAGAAACGGTCCTTGACCGAAAAGAATCCTCTCTCAGTGGTGGCGGCCGCACATCAAAAAAAAAGAATCAATTAAAACATTTCTCTCTCTACCCTGGTGGGGGGGGTGTGTACGGTGTACCCCCCCTACTGGCACACCTCAGTGCCATATCCGATACGATACGTTCCGTAATTGCACCTCTTTCACTACATTGATGCACAATATAGGACGTTAGGTGGGCTTAACACCTGGTAGAAGGGGTACCCAACACGCCACGTTCGGGACACCTACCCCTGCTGCTACCCTCTCCACTACTG